CAGCCAGATGATGCTTTCGGAGATCAGGAACTTGTGCTGGTCGTCAGGATTGACGCCTTGGATCCAGGGCACGGGAAAGGCAAGTTTGTGAAGGCCGGCGTTGAGGTCTACGGAGAAGCGCCAAAAGTCGATATTCGCCTCGGCCATGGCCAGCATCGGCGGTTGCTCCGGTGCCGCCCGCAGGTTCCTGGGCCCCATGAAGACAAACGGGATGTAGTCGATCGGTTCGCCGCCGATGCGAAGTCCGGGATAAACGCGGGGACCGTCCTGGACCAGTTCGCCGTTGCGGTTGTAACCCCAGAAGTGGACGTTGTAGAGGCCACGCTGGTCTAGTTCGAGAACGCGATACCGGGGTCGGAAGACGGAGCCATAGCCATCAGCATTCGCCTCCTCGACAGTTTCGTGCAGGATCAACTGCGATAACTTTGGCACGCCGTTGATGATGCGATGGCGCCAATTGCGGATGGACTCGGCGTTATATCCGGTCATATATGGAATCGGCGTGACGGTGCGGTCACCGTTGTCCGGCTCCATATCGACATAGAGGCCATAGCGCCCCTTGGTCAGGACGTCGAAGGTGGCGCCCTTGGTGAACGCGTAGATACTATCACCGGCGTTGTTGACGTTCTTTTCGCGGAGAGCGAGGCGCGGAGTGAGGGTCACGACCGGGGTGCGCCGGTAGATCTGTCCGATGAAGGCATTGGCCGTCTTGGAGAGAGCGCCGTACCAGGAACCGCGATTAAGGTAATCGGCGTATTCCTTGGGGTCCTTGTGTCCGGTCAACTTCGGGACGTAGGTTTCTCCGGCTCGGATCATCGCGGCTCGCCCGGCTAGACAATCGGAGATCGCGCGATACTCGTCGATTCTGTCCAAATACGATGGGTGAAAATCCAGGACGGACATGTTTATCTCCAGTCATAAAAAAAGCCGCCGGAGCGATCCGGGCGGCGGTAGAACCAACGGCGGATTACGGCTAGAAGCGGCGCCTCATGGCGGCGGCCACCACAAGCTTGAGCTTCTCGTCGAAGCGCTTGTAGGCCTCCTGCTGATCCAGGTGCCGGACCTCGATCTTGTAGGACGGCGCGCCGTACACGTAGTACGGGCCTTCCCGATTGTAGGTGACGGGCACCGTCACGTCCTTGCCGTCGACGCGGACGGTCTTCTTGATCTTAATATCAGACATCTCAACCAGCTATGGATCGGGTGATGGCGCCGTAGTCGACTGCCGGCTTCGGCACGGGTCCGGCATCGGGGTTCCAGGTGATGTGCGACCCTACCGCGACGACCTTGGCGCGCGGCGTCGACAAGCGGCGGGCGAGAGAGATGATGGTGTTCTGGTCCGCCCAGGCTGCCGGGTTATCGAAGCACAGGAACGGCCGGACCGAGGCATGAGCCTTGGCGTTCCAGTCGCTGCGGATGATCTCGACGGCGATGCAGGCGCCGTTATCGACTTCGAAGACCACCGGACCGGCGTAGTTTCGAAAGCGCTTCACGGTTGGCGGCAGCACCCGCTCAGCGGCGCGCAGGTAATCGTTCGCGTCCCGGTCACTGGTCGCGAAGACGACGCCATCGACCGGCTCGATCGAACCGATGGCGTTCTCGGCGAACCAGAGCGCCAGCGCATCGGCTGGAGTCTGAAGCAGAGCATAGGCAAAAGGAGCCGGGGAGTGCATGGTGGCCAAGCCTTCTTTAGAGGACCGAACGGGTGATGGCGGCGTAGTCAATATCCCGGCTGACCTTTGGCGGACGATCGAACGCGCTGCGTGGGAAGACAGAACCAACCGCGATGCGCTGGGTGTGCGTGGTGTCATGTGAACGCATCAGACACATCAGGTACTCCAGGGCAGCAGGGCCGAACGACGCAGCAGGGTCGTGGAACACCATAATCGGCCAGGAGCGGCCAGCGTGGCGACGGGCATCGTCCAGGTCGAACACGACGCAGAGATCCAGCACGGCGCCGTTCGACAGGAGATAACTGGCGCTATCGCCATTGGCCGTCCCTCGGGCATAGCGGTACCCTTGTAGGCGCGAATGAAGGATATGCCCAGCGGCTTGCCGGTACTCGTCAAGCGCGGCGGCATCCACGCCGAAGACCACCCCGTGCGCCGCTGCTCCCTCCCGCTGGGCACGTACGAACCACATCTTGACCGCATCGGAACAACTGGTGACGAAAGTTTCGAGATCTGGCATGGCCTATTCCTCCGACCCGGTGGCACCGAGATTTTGCAGCGCGAGTTTCACGCAGCCGCGGGCCAGCCGCAGTTCGATGGCATCGCACGGGTATTCCAACTGGGTGCGGGGGATGTAATGGATGAAGTTCTGCCGGGCCGCCACGTAGCGTTCGGGCATGCCGATGGCGCAGAACGGGCAGGCCACCTTCTTGATCAGTTGGTAGTCTTCCTCGCACAAACGCTCCACGACGTTCGGCTCTATCTTCTGGTTGTCATCGGCCACTGAGATCTCCTATCACCATGGACCTAACACCTGTCTGAACGGCGTAGCGCGTAGCGTCGGCGCAGTTGTGGACGATGAGGCCGCCGTTCACCGCAAAAGCATGCGTGTCCTCAACTTCCAGATTGTAGACGTCTTGGTCTTTGGCAGGTTCGATGCGGGTCACCTCACAAGCGGCATCGACGCAGGCGAGTGTCATGCCAACGGTATCCTTGGCCTCGACCCATCCATCGTCCGTCAGGATGAGGTGATCCGGAGTGCAGACGACGGATCGGCCATCGGACGTCACAACCCTGATTGTATTTGCAGCAATTCGGGTGCGACGACAATCGCTGTAGCGGCGCCACGAACCGTCGTCCTGCCGCACCTTCCCTGTGGTTCCGACCAGATCCCGGATGGCAACGTGACCTCGATCGGTTTCGACCCAGGTATTTCCGGCAAGGCAGTGATCCTCTTGCGAAGTATCTAGGTCGTCTGGCTTAGTTTCGTCCCGCTGGAGCACCGGCACGGTCCGGATCCAGTGCTTGCACGTATTGAAGATCCAAAGGCCCGGCTTCTCGGGGATATCCTTGGTCGCGTTCTCCAGCATGTCGCGCATGCGCTGCCAGCCGGCGACGCGGTTGTTGTCGGCGGGCGACAGGATCAGGTTATGGCCGACCTCGGCCGCACCTTTCTTCATTTCGTCGAAGATGCTCTCCCGCCCCGGCTTGGCGAAGATCGAGGGGTCGGCGACGCAGCCGCTGAAATTGTACTTCAAGCTTCGCTGGCCAACGCCGTTACCGAGCGCCAGGTTGGTCAGCCGCTGGCCCTGGTTCGGTTGAAGCGTCCCGTCGTCCTTCATGGCGACGGTGTACCATTCCTTCACGAGGATCAGGCTGCCGCGAGGAAACACGAAGCCGTCCAGGTCGGGCACCGGGTTGCCGTCGCTCACGGCCCAGATGCACAGCGCCGCCGGTGCCGCACTGCCCCAGTCGAAGGAGCGGCGGTAGCGCCACGTGTCGGGGATCTCGAACGGACGGATGAAATGCTTTTCGGGGTTCAGGATATCTGAGAAGAAGCCACCCGCGACGATGTTCCAGTCGCCTTCGAGCCACGCCTTCACGAGGATGTCGGAACCGGACTGTTTGAGGTTGGCGATGTAGTTCGGGTCGTTCTGCATCAGCAGAAGGTTGTCGGTCACGCGCGACGGGATGTAGATGCGGGTCTTTCCCGTTTTTGGATCTGTAATCGGCGTGAAGCCAGCCGGTGCGGGAGAAACATAACGCTCTCGAACCCATCCGTGACCTGCTCCTCCAGGATTTCCCGTCATAATAAGTTTAGTAGGAACCCCCTGCGCGCTTCTTAATGTCGCCCGCATCATGTCTATCGGCATAGGCGTGGGCCATTGTGTAAGTTCTTCAAAAAAGAGTATACTGTAAGCGTGGCCCTGATAAGCATTGGTTGCCGTTTCATCCCAAAGGTGTCCCAGTTTCAGGTTTGCACCATTTGGAAACAGCCAAATACCCTCTCCCTTGTTAAATGTCGCGCCGACCTTCGGGAACAGCGTGTTCATCCTTTCAAGAACGTCTTTCAGGTTGGCATACTGGCGGCGCAGGAACAGGCCCTTCGCGTTTGCACCGTAGCGGGCGGCGTGCTCCAGCCAGACGCCGATGGCCCCGTCGGTGTTGTGGGTAACGATCTCGTCGTTGGTCAGGAACAGGCCGTCGTCGCTGTCGATCTTGATGCACTGGGTTTCCGCCAAGCCGGCGTACTCGATGGCCGCGATGGCAACCCAGCACTCCAGCGTTTCGACGGGAAGGGACACTTCCATCCGGGCGAGGAGGAATTTCCGGACACAGTCGGTCGTCACCGTCATCTCATCCGGTCCCACCCGGATACGCCAGAGGTGGCCTCGCGAAGCCCGCACGGTTCGTCCATCGACCAGCGTGATGCGGAAAACGTCCTCGACGCCTTGGGGATAGACGCCGATGACCCGGGCGACCGTCCCATCGGGACCGTGAACCTCATCTCCGATGGACATCTCGCCCATCCGCCGGTAACCTGTCGGCGTTACAATCAATTCGTCTAAAGTTAAACTCTTTCCTCCACCTCTTGCGCCTCCGAAGAAAATCTCACTGAACGGACACGCAAGAAGTGCATACTGTGGCCCCGGACTGCCATCCGCCCGCTTCTGCGGCGCCCAGACCGTCTGATATCCGCCCTTGATGGCCTCCTCGCCCTTGCGGGGCCGTCCGCCCCGTCGGCGCTTGGGAATGGCATGCTCAATCCTGGCCTTTCCCCGCGGGTCACGGGTCGGCGTTTCCGGGTTCAGAGGATCGAACTCGCGGATCTCGTCCTCAATCTCGATGCCGTCTTCATCGTCGGGGAGATTGGTATCCAGGTTGTCGGTCATATCAGCGGTATCCGAGGAACGGAATGATGCGCCCTTCAGGGGTCAGCAACGGTTCGAGCAGCCGGACCGCCTCGGGCTCGGCGACGGTAGCGATCAGGGAAAAGCGCCGGCTGGAGATTGCGGCGAGGTCGTCCATCGTGATAACGCGGGCGACACGCAAACGAGATGTGCTCGGGAAGACCCACACACCGGCTACGCGTTTGGCGCCGCACTGGGGCAGGTAGTGTTCACAGGCTCCGTGCATGTTGACATAACCGGGAGGCGAGCCGGCGGCCAGCAGGATAGCGCGGTCGGGATCGCGGGCGTGCTCCATGATGGCGTCGAAGGCGTCGACGCAGCGACCCCAGGGCGTTCCGGAATGGGCATCGCCCATCCCGGGCCACCAGGCGACAGCGTTTTTTCGAGTCATGGGCAGGTCAACTCGCCTTTTTCTTGGTCGGATCGATTTCGGAAAAGTCGGTGCTGTCGATGATCCGGGCTGGAGCGGGCCGGCGGCCCCGCACCGCCTTGGCCCC